GACCATACTTCGGTCCGGTGGGCTCAACGCCTTCGGCTGGTGATTGCTGGCCCCAACGACCTACGGCCTGATAACGGTTGGGGTCTGACTGACGCGCGGGTGCGGGGGCCGGCGTAGTGGTAGAACCGCTAGCGTTTTGTGAGTACTGGTTGCCGTGAAACTCGTGGCCTTGCAGGTCGCCAGCCTTAAAAACAGACTTGAGCCAATTGCCAATTTCACTAAGAGTATTCTCGGACATTTATAGTTCTCCCTAGACGAAGTTCTAGTGAGATACTACCCCTTAGTTTGGAAAACCCTTGTCCTATTACTGCTGGATAGTAGGGAAGGTCGGTACTGCTGATGGTTCTGGCATATCCACTTCTATGCCCGCACCAGTGCCACCCATTGAGTAGCCACCAATCTTGCCCTGCTTGACGAGTTCCCACGCCCACGGTTCCCAAATCACGCCGAGGAAACACGTTCCAGCGGGAAATGAGACATTGGAAACAGCACCCGAGCCAGCCTGAACCATAGGAATAGAGACATCGTAAGGCCACTGCATAGCCTCAACCCATTCGCCGGCCACGATGTTTACATTGTGCTGCAGTCGGATTTGTCGGTCGCCCGAACGGATGTAGCCCCATAAGGCTTGCTGTAGTTCGGCGGGGTCAGTCCATTCGCCGTGAGCATCGGCAGAGTAGGGGACATACCAAGGTCCGAGCGTGTAGCGCATTTCAGCATCTTTGCGGATAGTTCCGGGGATGGAGTCATCCTCGTCACTATCATCGGCATTTCCAAACTGGTCTAGCGGCATCGGCATTTGGTCATCGAGAACCGTCATGTTTTCGGGGATTTCGGGCTCGTAATCGCCGTTCCAACTCACGGAATCAACATGAACAGAGCCAACTCCGGGCTGACCCTTTGCGACACTGCGCGGGTTAAATCCAAAATCGCCCATTTCGCTATTGTCGTAGTCACGCGTGTCTTCACCAGAATCGTCATCTTGCGTCTGGTCGTTATAGACCGTGTAAGCACTCTCTTGACCGAGCGAGCCTTCGCCTTCGTGGTCATACTTGAGAAGTTCGTCAATTTCGGCGGTCTTTTCAGCAACCGACTTGATGAGAACCGGAACAATATTAAACTTACACCAGCCTTGCGGCGAGGGAGAAACGGCAACCCAGTCGCAACCGCCATTTTCGTTGAAGGCGATACAGTCATCACAGTCTTGACCCTTGCCGTAGGGCGACACATCAATATATCCGGCATCGGTAGTAGGCATACGGCCCATGTCCTCAACCATTTCGTCAATGCTTTCAGCAAGTTCTACTTGCCACGGGTCTAAACCATCTTTCCAATTAGGTCCGAGAACGGCATCGCTAGATGAGTCATCGCTAGATGAGGAACTCGAGGAACTAGATGACGAACTGCTGTCCGATGATGAGGATGACGATGAACTATCGCTTGACGATGAACTACTGTCCGACGAACTTGACGATGAGGAACTGTCCGACGAATCGCTACTATCAGCAGACATAGAACTAGATGAGGAACTCGAGGAACTCTCGCTCTCGCTACCCCCCAAAGTGGGCGAACCCCCTTGAACCGCACCGAGGATTGAGGCGACCGTTTCGGGGTCAAGGTGAACCTGAACCGCGCCGTCAGTCGTAGAGACATCGCCAGTGTCATCCATTTGAGGCTCTACGGGGCTAGAGGCGAAGGTGAAGGGGAAACCTACGGCCTTATCCAACGGCTCGCAAATCGGCTTCTCATCGGTGGAACCGCAAATAACGCAGGCGTGGACACCGCCGAAGTCGTTGGTGCTCTTAGTAAAGGGGTGCTCAACGGAAGCCAAACCCTTAGCGATGTTGCGAGAAATAAGGCGCTGTTCAGCACCAGCCGAGAGTTCATCCTCTTCGTTGGTTCCGAAAACCTTGTCGGCGAGGCGCTTCCAAATCGGAGAGTTGTCCTTCTTAGCCTCATTAGGAGTGAGGACAACGGCCATTTCACCATTGCTCTTTGATATCGCCATTACATCGGCGGTGAGGTAGCCCTCTTGGAGAAGGTCGGCTGCGCCCTTGCGAACATCTACATCGATAGAAGTATTTGCAATAATGTCGGACAGGGCAATGTCGGCGACGACATCAAAGATGCTGACTTGGCTCATTGCTTCCCCCTAGCGGATGTTTCTCGCATTATGCTACCCCACTCTTTCCAAATCTCTGTTTAGTTTGAGCGCGGACGCTTCGCCGCTTTGAGTGGTGATTGAACTCGCAGGACACCCTTGCGCTTCGAACGCTTAGGGGCGTATTCGGCTTTGATAAACATGATGCGCTTCATTAGGAAGTCGGACCCTGATTATTCGTGAGTGGACCGTTTTGTCCGGTGGGCTTCTTTTTGCCGCCCTTTTCTTGTGCGGGTGGTTGCCCCGATTCGCCCGGATAGCCCGAACTGCTGATATCCGCTTGGATGCCACTACCGCCCGACTGGTCATTGAGCCCACCTTGCGGGTTTTGGATAATCGTTCCCTCGGTGTCGGGAGTTCCGGCGATAGGACCCTTGACCCCGATGAAAGGGTGCTTGCCTTCCATAATTTGCTGTTGAGCAAACTGGTTGCCATCGCCGTAGCGAAGGTTTTGAGCCATACCGTTCGGTTGCGACATAAATCCGGGAAGGCCGGCGAGGTCGCGCAGGTATTCCTCGAGGTTATTGTCGGGCGTAATCAACTTATTCTGCGTCAAGGTTCCGAGGAAGCCGCCGAGTTCTTGGAGGTCCACCGCCGTCACCTGACCATACGAGAGGACAGGGCAACGCTCGGTGTCAAAACCGTTCATATTTATCAAGCGTGGGATGGCGTGGCTATTAAAGATTTCAGCAATAAGGCGAACCCACGACTCAACGGCGGCCATAAAGAGTTCAATCTTTGAGGTTCCGAGTGAGAAGGAACCTACCGATTCGTGACCGAGCATAATAAAGTCCGCCAGAACCGTCATAGAGATTTGCTGGTTGTAGCGCGAAATGATTTGGTCCGTATTGAACTGACGCGCGCCACCGGAGTTCAGCAACTTAAAGTCGATGAGTTGCTTACCGTTTTCGTCAAAGAGGGTCGGCAGGATTACGCCTTCGGTTTCGTTTCGCTTGACACCGCGCACGATGCTCTGCATACCCGAGAGGGCGTTGCGCTCGGCGGGCGTAGCATTGGAACTCAACCATTCAGCAGGAACATAGGCAACTGGCAGACCAGCAAGGTCGCGCTCTACGCCGACAGCCTCAAACTCTTCAATACGACGCTTGTAATACCACGACTTAAAGGCGTTTCGCAGGATAGAACGGCCTTCGGGGTTTCCTCGTGCTGAAGTTGTGCGGAAAAGCAAACCCTTCTCAATAGGGATGACGAGTAGGCGACCAGTCGTAGGGTCACGCTGAATAAACGCCTTGATGCCGCCACTCTCGTCGAACTGCCACTGCCAGAGGGAGTCTTGGGCGCGCATCACAATCTTGCGCCACCCAATCATATTGTCTTTGTAGTTAGACCTCTTAGCGGGGTCTTTTTGGTCTGGCCCCTTGCGCTGTTTATAGACAATCTCAAAAAACGAAAAACCAAAGGGCAGGAAGGACAAGATGGCAATCATCAAGTCGTGCCACGAGTGGCTCATGTCATCCATGCACTCTTGGACAAAGCGAGCCGCCTCTCGGTCTTTATCCGTAGGCGTATCAGCAGTGTCATCGTCGTAGGGGTCCACGCGCCAGTCCACTTGGAGAATGATGCGCTCAATAGCAAACAGCATTGCGCCGATTACTGGGTCATTCTCCGACATGTCGCGGTAAGCGATAAGGGCTTGCTTACCTCGAAGTTGGGGAAGGATATCGTCAATGACGAATCCGCCGGTGCGCCACAGACCGGAAGCACCGAGTTCGGCGTAGTTATTTACCTTACTCTGGTCGTCGGCCATCTCTGCTCCGTAGGTCTATTTGTTGGCTTGCTTCCAAAAGGCTACTGCCCTTTTTTACCATCGCACTAATGCGTCGGCGTTGGCTTGGCGAATGACCGCCCCACACTCCGAAGGGCTCGTCAATTCCGTAGTCAAGACACTCATAGCGAACTGGGCATTGGAGACACAATTTGCGAGGGGCGACGAGGTGATTACCGCCGTGAGTTCCGGCTTCGGGATAAAAGGTATCTAGATGCTCGGCATTAGGGGTGCGACACGCCCCATCTGCCTTCCACGCTGGTCCGAGAAAAGCACGAACAAGGTCCAACTCAAGGTAGATGATGTCGGCGGGGCCACTAGTTATTTCAGCACCGAAGTCATTGAAGTCGGGCATTAAAAGTCGCCATCGTAAATAGAACAAAATGCGAGGAACCGTAAAGCCTGCGCTTCGGTGAAGCCAGCATCGGTCATCGCATCAAACTGTTCCTTCATCATCCCAAATGAAAAGACGATGTTGAGGGCATCAAAATCTATGGAATCACTCGGCTGAGTGCCGGTGATATCCTTGTCGAAATCATCTTCGGGCTGGTTTGGAAGGTCCACGTTTGGAAATGCTACAACATAACAGTCCGCTTTGTGTGGTCAGATTTGGATTTTGTACGGCGAAAACCCCCTAAACCATTCCCGCACTTCTAAAGGAGATAGAAATAAGTCGGGCGTTCGCTCACCGTCGCCAGAAAAGATTGGTGAACTAGGTCTAGGGGGTTCTCTTGATTAGCGTTCCCTAGGGCCGGCCTAAGCCTCCCCAACGGGATACACCATCAGCGTTGCCTAGAACGGCTCGTCGTCAAACGCCGGTTGTGCCGGCGCAGCCGAGCGCGTGGGGGCAGAGCCACCCTCGTTCTTGGCGACCTTGGTGACGGATGCGGTAGCCCAACGAAGGTCAGGACCGGCAGAGTCGGCCTTGATTCCGTAGGAACTGCGCTTCTGACCATCGACTTCGTAGTGTCGCTGCGTCTGGGTTCCGGTCACTACGACACGAGTTCCCTTAGTCACCGAGTTGGCGAAGTTTTCAGCAAGCGAGCCGATGAGCGTCGCGTCGAAGTACGACGTATCGCCATCAACCCATTCCCCTGATTCGTTCTTCTTGCGCGAACCAACGGCAACAGTGATGTTGCAGTAGGCATCTCCGCTACTGAAAAAACGGATTTCGGGGTCGGCAACGAGGTTGCCAGTTACGGTGATTGAAGCACCATTGGACATTGATAGTCCTCTCTCTCTACTAGATACTACGTTTAGTGCTCGCCCCTAAGTAGGTGACGAACGGCTCTTATTGTATCAAGTGAGCGACCCACCTGTCCAGCACGTTTGCCAGCAATTTCTCGTCGGATTTCCACCTTCGGCAAATCGGTCATTTCCTCTATCCACTCAACGGCTTGGTTCAGCATGGCAAGGCGTAGGGAGTCAAGCACGATGGCTGCCTTTAGGCCCTCTTCAAGAGCGACGAGTCGCATTTCCGCTTCGGTTATTGGCGTGGCATCCACGCCATGACCCTACACGAGGTTTGGAAGTCCGTGAGGTGTTAGACGATGTTTCGGTGAGATGCCGCCAAAGTGCGTAATCCATCCATAGTTGTCTTGGCGACGGCGATGGCTTCACGAAGCGTTGAGAGGTTATTGCGAGCGAGCAAAGCCTCTTTACGAAGTTGAGCAGTGGCGACTACCGCCGTGT